ATGTGTGAAGTGTTTGGTTATATTTTTGGCAGTTTACGGTCTTCTGAAAAAGCTGTTCAGAGCATTCAGCGAACCTTAAAACATCAGAGAAGTTTTAACCGTAATGTGGCCGTTTTAGCTATTGCTATGACGGCTTATATGGTTACAAATGAAATCGACCGCAAAAAGCAGAACAAGAAAATCGAGGAGCTCAGCAATGAGATTAAGGAATTAAGGCGCCTGGAAGGAGAGTAAAAAATGCAATGATCGACTTTTTGATGATTTCAACACGTAGTACAAAGCGTGGTGTAATAGAAATCTATCCGAAGTTCATTATTAAAAAAAGCTCCGATCTGATGATTCGAGGTGGTGACTTTTACGCTATCTGGATTGAGGAACGTGGTTTATGGTCTACAGATGAGCAGGATGCCTTGCAGCTCATAGACCGCGAACTGGATAGATACGCAGAAGAAAACCGCCGGCGCTTTGACTCCGATATTAAAGTCCTGCATATGTGGGATGCTGAGTCCGGAATGATTGATTCTTGGCATAAGTATTGTCAAAAGCAGATGAGAGATTCCTTTCATATGCTGGATGAAAAACTTATATTTTCAAATACAGAAACGAACAAAAAAGATTACGCCAGTAAAAAGCTGAACTATCCGCTTGAAGCTGGCGATTTGTCTGCTTACGACAAGCTGATGTCTGTTTTATATTCTGAGGAGGAAAGACACAAGATTGAATGGGCAATCGGCTCGATCGTTTCAGGAGAGTCTAAAAGACTGCAAAAGTTCATGGTTTTATATGGTGCTGCCGGAACGGGTAAATCTACGGTGCTTAACATTATTCAGCAACTCTTCGACGGGTACTATTCGGTGTTTGACGCAAAAGCACTTGGATCTTCCAGTAATTCCTTTGCATTGGAAGCTTTTAAGAGTAACCCTCTCGTAGCAATCCAACATGATGGTGATTTGTCAAGAATCGAAGATAATACCCGTCTTAACAGTTTGGTGTCTCACGAATTGATGACGGTAAACGAAAAGTTTAAATCTACTTATGCTAACCGATTCAAGTGTTTTCTTTTTATGGGAACCAACAAACCGGTAAAGATAACAGATGCTAAATCCGGTCTTATCCGAAGATTGATTGATGTATCTCCGACCGGGGACAAGTTGAGTCCGAAAGATTATAAAGCAATTGTGAAGCAGGTTGGTTTTGAACTTGGAGCTATTGCATCTTACTGTCAGGAAGTATATTTGAAAAACCCCGGTATGTATGACGACTATATTCCCATTGCTATGCTGGGGGCATCCAATGATTTTTACAACTTCATTGTTGATTCGTACCATGTGTTTAAAAAAGAGGACGGAACAACTTTAAAAGCTGCCTGGGAGATGTATAAGACCTATTGTGACGAAGCAAAGGTGTCGTTTCCGTTCTCTCAGAGAATCTTTAAGGAGGAACTTAGAAACTATTTCAGAGATTACAAAGAGCGCTTCAATCTTGATGATGGCTCACGGGTTAGGAGCTATTACTCTGGATTTCGGACTGAGAAATTTGAAACTGAAAAAAATTCGGAGGGTGAAATTGCGGAAACAAAGCCAAGATTGATTGAGTTCAAAGAGCAGGAATCGATATTTGACAAAGAATGCTCTGACTGTCCAGCTCAATATGGCACAGAGGCAGGAACACCAAGCAAAAAATGGTTAAATGTCAAGACAACCCTAGCAGCTTTAGATTCTTCGCAACTTCATTATGTCAAGATTCCGGAAAATCACATTGTAATTGATTTTGATATTCCCGATAAGGACGGTAATAAGTCTTTTGAAAGGAATGTCACAGAAGCAAGCAAATGGCCGCCTACCTATGCGGAACTCAGTAAAAGCGGATGTGGAGTACATCTGCATTATATTTATACGGGTGATCCCACCAAGCTGAGTCGCGTTTATGACGACCACATAGAAGTTAAGGTGTTCACGGGCAATAGTTCATTAAGACGTAAGTTATCAAAGTGTAACAATCTGCCCATCGCAACAATTAGCTCTGGTTTACCGCTGAAAGGAGAAAACAAAATGGTAAATTTTGATGCGATTCAAAGCGAGAAAGGGCTTAGAACACTGATAAAGCGAAATCTCAACAAGGAGATTCATCCCGGTACTAAGCCCAGTATCGACTTTATTTATAAAATACTGGAGGACGCATATTCGAGCGAACTGAAATATGATGTGACAGATATGCGGAATGCGGTATTAGCTTTTGCAGCAAGCAGCACTCATCAGGCCGATTACTGTATCAAGTTAGTAAACAAGATGCAGTTCAAATCTGCTGATACGTCCACAGCCGTAAAGAATGAGGATGCAAAGCTGATATTTTATGACGTTGAAGTATTTCCCAACCTGTTTCTTGTGAACTGGAAAATTGAGGGTGAGGGAAAACCGGTTGTCAGAATGATCAATCCCACGCCGACCGAAATTGAGAGTTTGATGCGCTTCCGATTGGTTGGCTTCAATTGTCGCCGGTATGACAATCATATTCTGTATGCGAGACTTATGGGTTATTCTAACGAACAACTTTACAACCTCTCGCAGAAGATTATTAACGGAAGCGCTAATTGTTTCTTTGGAGAAGCTTATAATGTCAGTTACACAGATGTCTACGACTTTGCTTCTGCTGGAAATAAGAAGAGTCTCAAGAAGTTGGAAATTGAGATGGGAAATGTTTCCGAAAAGGAACTGAAAAAAAGAGGATTCTCAGAGGCAGAGATTCGGATCATCAAAGCTGGAACCCATCATCAGGAGCTCGGACTTCCGTGGGATCAGCCTGTACCGGAGGAACTCTGGACAAAAGTTGCCGAGTATTGTGATAACGATGTGATTGCGACCGAAGCGGCTTTTGTTTATCTGAAAGCTGATTGGACAGCCCGGGAGATTCTGGCTGACTTGGCGGACATGACTGTAAACGATACGACAAACAGCCTTACTCAAAAGATTATATTTGGCAATAACCGGAAGCCGCAAGATCAGTTCAATTATCGAGATTTGGCTGAGCCGGTACATGATCTGGATGAGGAGACCTATCAGTTCTTGGCAGAAGCGTGTCCAGAAATGATGAATCATACGCATGGTGAAGCCGGAAGTTTTCTTCCATATTTTCCGGGATACAAATTTGAGAACGGAAAGTCAACTTACCGCGGTGAGGAAGTTGGGGAAGGTGGCTATGTCTATGCTGAGCCGGGTATGTACGGAAATGTTGCATTGTTGGATATTTCTTCCATGCATCCCCACAGCGCCATTGCAGAAGTTCTATTCGGAGTAAAATTCACCAGAGCATTCCGGGATATTGTTGAGGGACGTGTGAGTATCAAGCATGAGGCATGGGATATCGTCAACACGATGCTGGATGGCAAACTCACACCTTATATCCAGAAGGTAATTGACGGCGAAATGACATCCAAGCAGCTTGCTGATGCATTGAAGACAGCAATCAATTCTGTATATGGTCTCACTTCTGCGTCGTTCGATAACGCATTCCGTGATCCGAGAAATAAAGACAATATTGTGGCGAAACGAGGAGCTCTGTTCATGATTAACCTTAAGCATGAGGTACAGGAACGGGGCTTTACTGTTGCACACATAAAGACGGACTCCATTAAAATTCCGGATGCAACACCTGAGATTATTCAGTTTGTAATGGATTATGGCAAACAGTATGGATACACATTTGAGCATGAGGCTACATACGACAGGATGTGTCTCGTCAACGATGCGGTTTATATCGCTAAGTATAAGGACGGAAAGCACGCGGGCGAATGGACGGCGACAGGAACCCAGTTTCAGATTCCATATGTATTTAAGAAACTGTTCAGTGGAGAAGAGATTGCGTTTGAAGATATGTGCGAAACCAAATCCGTGAGCAGCTCTTTATATTTGGATATGAATGAGGGAATGCCTGACGTTACCGCTCACGAGAAAGAGTTTGCCAAGGCAGAAAGTGACTACAAAAAGGGACTGCTTTCAGATATAACATTTGAAGCGACCTGTGCAGAGTTAAGACCGCTTATTGACGAGGGACACAATTATCGTTTCATCGGAAAAGTCGGTCAATTCTGCCCGATTAAAGATGGTTGTGGCGGCGGTCTGCTTATGCGTGAGAAAGATGGTAAGTATTACGCTGCTACCGGCTCGAAAGGGTATCGATGGCTTGAATCGGAGATGGTTCGGGAACTGGAGAAAGAGGGCGACATTGACCGTGGATACTATGACAAGCTGATTGATGAAGCGGTTAAGACAATCTCAGAGTATGGAGATTTCGAGTGGTTTGTTTCGGACGACCCTTATATTGGTCCGCTTGGAGCAAATGATTCTGATATTGACTGTGAGGATACACCGCCGTGGTTAATGCCTTGCGGAGATGCGAAGTTCAGTACCTGCTTTGACTGCCCACATTTTAATGAAGACACTTTCCATATGGATTGTGGTCTTGGATACGATATTTCGGACGTGATTATGAAACACGCCATGAATCAACCCGAAGACAACTAAAAAAGTAAAGGAGAATTATTATGTCACGAAAAAGAGTAAACGACAACATTATCATGGAGAATGCCCGGGTTATCTTTCGGAATTTTGCCGGAAAAGAGGGTAAGTACAACAGAGCCGGTGCCCGTAACTTTTGCGTAATCATTGATGATCCCGAATTGGCTCAGAGATTGGCAGATGAGGGATGGAATATTCGGATTCTTCCCCCTCGTGATGAGGATGATGATCCGAAACATTATCTTCAGGTGGCTGTCAGCTTTGAGAATATTCCGCCCAAAGTTTTTATGATTACTCGGAGAGCAAAAACGCAGTTGGACGAGGAGTCTATCGATACTTTGGATTATGCGGAAATTCGGAATGTGGATCTGACCATCCGCCCTTACAACTGGGTTATTCAGGAAGGGACGAAGAACGAGAAGAATGGTGTCAAGGCATATTTAAAGACCATGTATGTCACCATTGAGGAAGACGAGTTTGCCGATAAATATGCCGAGATGGAGGGTCCGGACGAGATTCCGTTCAACTGATCGCCGGGAGGGTTGTTACTTTAATGAAGTGACAGCCCTTTCTTTATATTTTTGAAAGGAGAAAAAGATGAGAGAATTATTTAATTCTTTATATTCGGGAATAGCAAGAGGACATGAAGTAATCATAATTGTGGATGGCAAAGAAATACCCGTTACAATCACGAACATGGAAACGGAACGTTTTTCTTATGAGTCCATAATGAGAATAAAGCTGAACGGAATAGTTGACGGACGTAGTTCTGTTGGTTATAAAGACCCTCGCCGTATCGGTGTTCTGAAAATCCCTTCCGATATGACATACAAAAGAGTTATATTTAATGATCCGGCCACTATTGTTATTTGGGAAGACGGAAGCAAGACGATTGTAAAATGTCAGAAAGGTGACGTGTATGATCCCGAAAAAGGATTAGCTCTTTGCTTCATGAAAAAAGCGCTCGGTAATAAGGGGAACTTCAACAATGTGCTGAAGACTGAATTGCCGCGTGACTAATGTCGTGTTTGAAAGGAGAATGTATGAGGTTTTGGAAAAAGAAACCGAAGCGGCAGACCACAGCCAAATCAAAGACAAATACCGCTTCGCCGAAACAAGTTCCTAAATGGGAACCAAAATCAAGATCCACTCCGCTGCCTAAACCAAAGCCGGATATGTCAAAGAAATCTACCACAACCCAAAAAGAATTCAAGCGGCAGGATGCGAGAAAGGAATTTCTCAGAGTGTTCAAGCAGCTTACTTCCTGCCATAGAGCATGGGATATTTGGAGAGATTTCATTATTATGTTTGCCTGTGCAATCTCAAATTCGTTGGATAAAAGTCACTATGACGAACGCGAGAAACGGTATCTGAGAATTATTAAGAAATACAATAAGCAGGAGCAAAACCTGTTTCCCGAACTTACCGCTCATACAGTTATGGCTTTGGAAGAAAATCCGGAGCAGGACTTTCTGGGCGGTATTTTCATGGAATTAAATCTTGGTAATGGCTCAAACGGGCAGTTCTTTACGCCATATCATGTCTGTGATCTTATGGCGAAGATGGCAATGACTGAAAGCGTGGTTCAAGAAATAAACGAAAAGGGCTATATTACTATCTGTGACTCATGTTGCGGTGCTGGCGCTACACTTATTGCCGGAATTCATGAAGCGAGGAGGCAGTTGGAGAAGGAAAATCTGAATTATCAGAACCATGTTCTTGTCGTAGGGCAGGACATTGATGAAATAGTAGCTCTGATGTGTTATATTCAGCTTTCTCTTTTGGGAGTGGCGGCCTATATCAAGATCGGTAACACTTTTACAGATCCGATAGACCCAAATGATACAACTGAGAATTATTGGTTTACGCCGATATATTTCTCTGATGTTTGGGTTACACGAAGACTGGTTCATAAAATGGATGACTTATTGAAAGGAGAAAAATAACTATGAGCATGACAGCAAGAGAATTTATGGATACCATGGAGAATCTGATCAATTCTCCTAATCAAAGACTGATCGGAAACTTAACCGGCGGTTACGTTTACGCCGTTGATGAGGACGGGTATAAACCCGAACTGATGTATGCGGCCACAGAGATCAGCAAAGCCAATAGAAAGGCGGCGGAGGCACAGAACCAACTGGATGCCATTAAGTATGCAGTCAATGATGTGTTCGGGGTAGCAGAATTGCACAGAAAAATGGCGCTGGAAATCAAGCAGGTTATTTTTAACAATCCCGCAACTGTTGTCTTCTGGATGGATGGTACCAAGACCGTTGTAAAGGCAGAAAACGAGGACTTCGATCCTGAAAAGGGACTGGCGATGGCAATCGCAAAAAAAGTCTATGGAAATACGGGGAGTTATTATAACCAGTTCAAAAAGCATATACAACCGTATCATAAGCAGCTTTTAAGCGATATCCGCAAGTTGCACGATCAGGGAAAATCAGAAAAAGAGATTTCTGATGCGCTTGGAATCGGAAGTGTTGCAAAACTCAGGAATCTTAAAGCAAAACTGATTCGGGAAGAAAAGGCGGAATAGAAAATGGAACTATACGACTACCAGATGAAAGCAGTTAGTCAGATGAAAAACGGCTGTATTCTTTGTGGCGGCGTTGGTTCTGGTAAGTCTCGAACGGCTCTTGCCTATTATTTCTTCCAGGAAGGCGGAGAACTATTGGGAAATGTTGCCGGAGATAACTACTTGCCAATGAATGATCCGCCAAAAGATTTATATATCATCACTACAGCACGAAAAAGAGATACATTGGAATGGGAGGGCGAGCTTTCGCCCTTTCTTCTTTCTACTAAGCCGGAACATAATCTTTATCATAATAAGGTTGTTGTAGATTCGTGGAACAACATCAAGAAGTATGCAGAGATTGTGGATGCATTCTTTATATTTGATGAGCAACGAGTAGTCGGTTCGGGAGCATGGGTAAAGTCATTCCTGAAGATTGCCAAAAGTAATCAATGGATTCTTCTCTCTGCCACTCCTGGAGATACTTGGCAAGATTATATTCCGGTCTTTATCGCGAACGGTTTCTATAGGAATCGAACCGAGTTTACCAGAGAGCATATTGTTTACAGTCGATTCAGCAAATTCCCGAAAGTGGATAGATACTTAAATGTTGGAAGGTTGATACGACAGCGAAATAATATTTTGGTGAATATGGATTTCAAAAGAACCACCGTTTCACATCACGAAGACGTCTTTGTTAAGTACAACATCGAGAAGTACAAAGATGTTGCGAGGACTAGATGGAATCCTTATAAGGACGAGCCAATTGTCAATGCGGGTGAACTTTGTTATGTCTGGCGAAAAATCGTAAACACCGACCAATCAAGGCAAGTGGCATTACTGGAAATCATTGAGAAGCATCCGAGAGCCATTATATTCTACAATTTTGATTATGAACTTGACATACTGAAGAATTTGGCTTACGGAAATGATGTCGAGATTGCAGAATGGAACGGGCACTGTCATCAACCAGTTCCGGATGCTAAGAAGTGGGTATATTTGGTTCAATACAATGCTGGCGCTGAAGGTTGGAACTGTATTAAAACAGATACCATTATATTTTACTCACAAAACTATTCCTACAAAATTATGAAGCAATCGTCTGGACGAATTGATAGGTTAAATACGCCATTCAAGGATTTATATTATTACCATTTGAAATCTCGTTCGGGGATTGATTTAGCAATTAGTAGGACATTAAAAGAAAAGAAAGATTTTAATGCAACGGGATATGTAAAGCGGTATACGTTTACTCCTGAAGCATTACCTAAAGCCGCATAGAAAGGAGAATTTGATGAAAGGAAAAGCTGATACTATTCTTGTAAGTTTTGACCATACCCATGGAAATATTCCGGTGCTAATTGTTGGCAGAAAAGATAAAGGCGAGATTGATATTATCAACGCTTTTAAGGGCAATGAGGCAACAGAGTTATATCAGAAACTTACAATGAAGAAAGGAGAAGTGTGAATGGGACTATCGCAGTTATCAGAAAGATGTCGGAAGTGTCCTTTTGTTGATAAATGCGATCATAAACGAATGGAAGCTCTGGCATATTTACCCGAACCGCAAATAGCAATGAACGCTGCTCAATCTGTGAGTATAAATGCGGCACAACCTCTGCTCCGTGAAACCATGACAATTCATATAGCAGGAAAACCGGTGGTGGTCTATAAGGATGAGATAGAAAAGCAACTGTACGACCGTTTATATTCTCATCTTGGACTACGATATGGAGGATGATTTGATGACTACGGATGAATGGAATACGTTACTTAATAAGTTCACAGAAGCATGGGAACAATTTACTGTTACTGTTAGGCAGGTTGCGGACGCACTTATAAAAATATTTGAGCAGCTTTATGATGAGAAAGAAAAACGCGCCAAAGGAAAAGCGATGTTTGTGCCTCATTGTAAAAAGAATCAGTGTCTAAAAAATTACACGCCACGATATAGAGTGGAAAGAAGGGTTCAAAAGCATCTCCCCTATCAACGGCGTAATTACTAATCGGGTTTCTAAAAGGAGGAAAGTATTTATGTTTGATAGTGAACTTATGGAAAAAGCAACTTTACTGGTGCGGAAAGATTTTACGGCAGAAAAAAGAGTGCCACAACATGTTTATCTAATCGAGGAAATGTCGGAGCTGATAAAAGAGGTTTCTAAAGATCAGCGTCATAAAGGTAATCCCGATAATATTAAAGAGGAAATAGCGGATGTCTTATGTACAATATTAACATATTCCTCATCTATTGATTTGGATTTTGATGATGTGAGAAATATTATGATCAAAAAATTTGACAGAGGAATCGCCAGATTGGATAAAGGCGAACAATAATTTTTGAGATTGGAGAAAAAGAGATGGAAAACAAAATTATTGCGGTGGATTTTGACGGTACTTTGTGCAAAAACAAGTGGCCGGAAATCGGAGAAGCAAACAAAGAGATGATTACATATCTGAAAGACCGGCAGGCGAATGGAGACAAGCTCATCCTTTGGACATGTCGGGTGGACGATATGCTGAAAAATGCCATTGACTGGTCTGCTGAGCAGGGACTCATATTTGATGCTGTCAATGAGAACCTGTCGGAGATTGTAGCATCTTTTGGGACAGACACAAGAAAGATATTTGCGAATGAATACATAGACGACCGAAATGCTTGGCTTCCTTCAAAGGAGGTAGCGGATATTCTCTATCTCTGTGACGGAAAGCAATGCGGCGATTCCTGTCCTTCTACGGAATGTAAGCATACATCGGATATAACCCATGCCAAAAACTTTATAAAAGGCGATTACGATTCTTACTGGGAAAAAGAAAAGAGGGACAGCAATGAACCGAAATAGATTTATTCAGGGGCTAAAAAGCGATATCCAGTTTTCAGAAAAAGAACGCCAGCGAATTATTCGGAACAGCATCAAAAAGTATCCGTGGAAATTGAAATGCACGGTTGCTATGGAAGAATTTGCCGAGTTGCAGCAACAGGTCAGTAAGCAGATTCGTGGATACGGCGACAAACTTGGACTCTTGGAAGAGATAGCAGATGCTTATATTTGTCTGTCTTTTCTGGAGTCCATTTTTGATGTCAAGCCGGAGGATTTGCAGAAAGCTATTGATGTGAAATTGCAGAGAGAAAGAGAGAATTGCCGATGAGTGATGTGAAAAATTGTACCACCTGTGCAGAAGCTGTATTTTGTTCTTCTTGGGGCAGGTACAGATGTAAAATAAGAAAGATACGAATTCGACCTGATGATAATGAGTGTGCATACTGCGGCTTATATAAGAAAGGAAAGCCGGATACCGATTGCCGTTGCAAAGTGTGCGAGGAAAGGAGCAAAGAAGATGATTAAAATTGAAAAGGTAAGCATTCATGGTCTGGAGGAGACCATCAGAGGGATGCGTAACCCGATGAACAGTTGGGCTAAGTCCGACAGCGGGATTTGCAAGGGCGGGGACGATGGTATCGGTTGTAAGAACTGTGCCAACGAAGTTCCTTGCGAGCATACATATGACCACTCTTTTCAGCTTGGCAAAGCCGATCATGAGCTAATGATGAAGCTGGCAGCAGGTGGACCGGTTCATGCAAAGTACCGCCGGATGATTACAGTGTACCTGGACATTACTGCTCCGCTCTACTGGTGGAAGGAGTTTGATACATATAAAGTTGGTACCGTTGCCAACTCCTGCTCTACTATGCATAAGATTCAGGCGAAGGAATTCACATTGGAGGATTTCAGCCATGAACATCTACTGGGTGATCCCGGCGAGGGTGTACTACCGCCATTGTCTGTACTTAAAACAACAATCGACACTCTAAACGCTTATAGAGCACTGTATGTTTCAACGGATACAAAACCGAATCGGGATGGTACAGCATTATCAGAAGAGTGCTGTAGAAAACTAAAGAAGGATATTTGGTGGCAGATGATTCAGCTACTTCCCTCTTCCTACAACCAGAAACGAACGGTTATGCTGAACTACGAAGTGCTTGTTGGTATTTATTGCTGGCGCAAAGAGCATAAGCTGGATGAGTGGCGTGAATTCTGCCGGTGGATTGAGCAGCTTCCGTACAGCGAGATTATTACGGGCGCGTGAAAAACATCCCCTATAATGGAAAGGAGGTTGCGTTTATGGATTACTTTTTAGCTGTAAACGATAAGCAACTTGGCATTTGTCTGAGAATGCTGTACGCTGAGAAGATTCGAGGCTTTGTCGAAACCGTGATGAACGAGAAAGGCAAAATCGAGTTTCATATCAGCATAGCAGCAAGTCCCGACATGTTTGAGGAGCTTAGGGAACGGTATCAAATACTGATTTCGTAAATCAGCTTCGTTTCCGGGTAAAAGGTCTGTAACATGGCCTTTTACTTTTTCGGTGAGTTGTGATAAAATAGGCAAAGGAGGCGATATCCGTGAAAGTCAACTCAAGAATGGTTTGTCCTGTCAGGCAGGCTGATGGAAGCTGGACCACCGAAGTAAAAGAGTTTGAGGAAGAAATCCCCGACCTCGGTAGACACTCGATGATTTGCAACAAATGCGGAGAAAAATCATATCCTGAGTGTCGGAAATGGTGCCCGATGGAAAAAGAACATGAGTCTAAGAGCTGAGAGAAATCTTGGCTCTTTTTATTTTTAAAAGGAGAAAATTTATGAGCTTTGTACAGTATGTGATTGCTTTCCTGATTCTCTATATTTGCGTATATGCGCTGATTAACCGGATGTGCCAGTGTATTGAGCACTGTGCAACCGCCAGAGCCTATTCCAAATTCAGAGAAAACGGTGTGCTGGTAAAGATGGATGATGTAGAGGCAGGTATCATGAAATCGAAAAAGGAGAAGGACAATGTCAAAGAAACGGTTTCGTAAATTGATTCTTCATTTTGTTTCGGCGTTGACGGCGATTGTGGTCTTATTGATTACAATCGCTTTTTTCGTGGCTTGGATTGCCTGGAGATCGGGCGCACCGTTGCCGTCGTAAAGGGAGGATATTATGTGGAAGCGCGAATTGATAAAGAACAAATTATATTCCGCTGCGCTTATCTCTCTGGGAGCTCTTAGCATCCCGATTGAATATGATGCAACGGCTTTTATATTTACCCTGATAATGGGGCTACCGCTCTTCTTTGCAAAGGAGAACTGGATTATGTGAGGAGGGCTGTGAGATGCAGATAAAGAAAGCTGCTGGGAAAGTATACGGAGCTGCCATGACCGTTGCTGAGAAAAAAGCCATGAACCTTGAAATTCAGAGGCAACTCGCAGAGTACGATAAAAAACACGCGACAGAAATTGACGCGCTTATTTTATGGGTTCTCCATTCAGAGTTCGGTTTTGGAGAAAAAAGGCTGCGTAGGTTCTATGACCGATTCAACAAAGCTATAGCAGAACTTCTCGAACGATATGCTATGGAGGAGGACGATAAAGTTTGGCTCTGTACATATTTATTGAAGCAATATGGAATCGATCTGAAAAAATGGCGCGAAGAAGGAGGTGAGAAGTCTTTTGACGGATAGAGATTTACGAAAGAACGCGGAAGGATATTCTGACCCGACTGCTTATGAGGCGATGAAGAATCTGGATAGAGAGGACGAGCGGTTTCACAAACTGCTGCATACCATCTTTGATATTTGTGAACTGGCCGGCTTCCATCTGGAGGAGCGAATCGTTTTACGGGACGAGCAGACGGGAAAGATTTGGAGGTGATTTTGTCGTCCGTACTGGTCTTTGGAGTCCGATGAAGTCCAATCTAGGTTAAAAATCTCTGCCCACTTTTGGTTTTTGAAAATGGGCTTTTGGCCAGAAAAAGTGGGTTTGGGGTAAATCTGGGTAGAATTTGGGCGGTCTTTTCGGGCTTGTACGGACGATTTTACCCAGATTTCTGCCCACTTGCCCACTTTCTGCCCACTTTTAAAACATGGATTTGGCCACAAATTTGGAGATTTGGCCATCGAAAAACCCAGTATTTATGCGGGTTTGCGGGTTTTGAGAAATCAAAAAGCCCACTTGCCCACTTTTTTTCTTAAACTATTATGATAGAAAGTTTAATAGTATATATAAATAGGGGCAGAAAAAGTGGGTTTTTGGCCACAAGCAAGAAAAGAGGTGTTCTATGAGTAAAAAAGTTACATGGCTTGAAATCTACCAGGATTTTCAGAGGAGATTTCCGAGGCTGTCAAAAAATGCTGCCCGCTACCAGCCGAATGGGTATCTGTCCATTCTAGTGTATTTTATGGACGGGACAAAAATGGTCTACGACTACATGGAGCAGCGGGGACGATTGATTACAGCATGATGCCTATAGCACAAATTTCGGGAAATGTCAAGCGATTGGGGAAAAATTTTCTGGAAAGTGTTTCTTTTTTCGGGTGGTTGTGCTATACTTATTCTGCGACACAATTCTATATCGATCTTAATCACGGAGAATAACCTTGGCAAAGGGTGTATTCTCTCTTTACTCATGCCGTGATTAGGATGGGATTGTGTCGCAACAATGAGGGATTCACTTTTGCAGGTGCGTCTCATCATTGGGGCGCACTTTTTTATTGCGCTTTTATATCTTCTGATATGGAGGTAATGTATGGGAGCCAGTAACAATAAAGGAAATAGAAACCTGAACGGAATAGCGGGTATCATTACAGCAATTGGTACAGTAGTAACAGTTGCGACGCCTTTGATTGAAAAAGCTATAGATAGTGCAGGTACCGAGACAAAAGTGAAAGTTGAAGATAAAGTCAAAATCCCCGAATTGTATAGAAAAGGATTTCCAATCGACCTAGAACAAGCGATTAAAATATTGGAAGATTGTGGACTTAAAAGTTCAACAAGTAGATTAACATTAAGAGAATCAAATCCTAAGTACAAAGATTGTTTTGATTCGCAAGTTATAGATTCTAATCCAAAGCAGGGTACTACCGTTAAAATTGGCTCCACAATATGCTTGAGATACATACCAAATGAGGTTATTGTAGAGAGTCAAAGGCTTTTTGATGAAATGGAACATACTAAAGTTGAGGCTAGAGAAAAGAAGGAGATAAAGAAGCTTGAACGAAGAGAAACGATTGATAAAGCCGCGCAAGGAGTCAGAAAAATATTTAAGCGAAATAGTAAAGACAAAATCGATAAGGGAGGAGAAACGATAGATGAGCAAGAAGGAAAAGAAAAAGCGTAGCACTGCTGGTTTGATTTTGGATGTGTTCCTCACATTCTTCACCGGAGGTCTGTGGCTTATCTGGATACTGATACGGTATCTAAGAAACAACAGCTAACACCGCAAAAAACTGCATATTGATTTATGGGAGACAGAGGTGCTTTTTCGGTATCTCTGTTTTTTTACGCTTATTTTACAATGCCTTTTATGGAAATACCTATTTCGAAAGGAGAATAATTATGGATATTACAAAAAAAGTTGCAAAAATGAGATTTATCTATCACACAAATATGCTTGATATTTGTAATGTGCTGAATCAACTTGGCATATTGAAAGACGAAAAAGCGGAGATTGTGATGAAAGATCACTGCATGAAATCTTTTGACTGTATGGAAAGAATGGGTCTTGACGTAAGAGGTTATTTCAACAAACACAAAAATGAGACGGAGTCCTGATAGGACTCTTTCTTTTGCTCTTTTTTAGCCCGCGAAAAAAACATTCCCTTTTATGAAGAGAGAGGATAAAATAGCCATTTTTAAAGACTACATTCTCTTTTTCGTTTTCTGAAAAACAAAGAAAGGAGGCTCGCTGAAATGTTGGAGAGCAATTTTCAGGCGCAGTTGATAAAAGAACTGAAAAAAATGTTTCCCGGTTGCATCGTCACAAAGAATGATTCCAGTTATATTCAGGGTATTCCCGACCTGACCATCCTTTACAAGAACAAGTGGGCTTCCTTGGAATGTAAGAAAAGCGCTGGAGCAAAAAAGCAGCCAAATCAAGAATACTATGTCGGATTGATGAACGAGATGTCATTTTCAAGATTCATCTGTCCGGAGAACAAGGAGGAAGTGTTATATGAACTTCAACAATCATTTGAATCTTGAAGGGCAACACGCTTTTCTCGGCGCAAGTAAATATCATTGGATTAACTATGATGAGTCCAAGGTTGCCGAATCCTATTCAAAGTTTTTGGCAACACAAAAAGGAACCGTTCTTCATGAGTTCGCAGCACAGTGTATTCGGTTGGGGCAAAAGCTGCCGAAGTCGCAGAAAACATTAAATATGTATGTGAATGATGCTATCGGATTCAAAATGGTTCCGGAACAGGTTCTCTTTTATTCGGAGAATTGTTTTGGAACAGCGGACAGTATTGCGTTTAGAAACGGTTTGCTTAGAATTCACGATTTAAAAACCGGTGTGATTCCGGCACATATGGAGCAGCTTATGATTTACGCTGCTCTTTTTTGTTTGGAATATAAAGTGAAGCCTGGCGAGATTGAAATTGAATTGCGTCTGTATCAGAACAACGAAATTTTGTATCACACGCCGACGGCTGAAGAAATTGTTCCAATCACTGACAAGATTATCACCTTTGATAAGATTATCAACAAAATCAAAGAACAGGAGGGCTAAGCCATGAATTCCATTGCGGAAGAAATGTTAATGCATTACGGGATGCCGAGACGTTCCGGCAGATATCCTTGGGGTTCTGGAGATAACCCTTATCAGCGCAGCGGAGATTTTTTGAGCCGTGTTGAGGAACTAAAAAAGCAGGGACTCAGTGAAACGGATATTGCAAAATCGATGGGTCTTACCACAACGCAATATCGTACTCAAAAATCGTTAGCCAAGGATGAAAGAAGAGCTCTGGATGTGGCGAGGGCAAGGTCTCTTCGTGAAGACGGAAAGAGTCTGAATGAAATCGCAGCAATTATGGGGTTCTCCAACGATTCCTCTGTTCGCTCTCTTTTGAATGAAAATTCAGAAGCCCGTATGAATCAGGCTAGGAAGACAGCGGATTTTTTAAAAGAACAAATCGAGAAAAAAGGAATGATTGACGTTGGAACCGGTGTTGAGCGAGAACTTGGCATTTCAAAAGAGAAACTGAACCAGGCGCTTTACATATTGGAGTCAGAAGGTTATCCGATTTATGGCGGCGGCGTTCCCCAGGTTACAAATCCGGGAAAACAGACAAATATTAAAGTTATCTGTCCTCCTGGAACAGAACATAAGGAAATCTACAATTTTGAGAATGTTCATTCGTTGAGTGATTACGTTTCTCATGACGGCGGTGAAACCTACGATCCGAAATATGTCTATCCCAAAAGTATGGATTCCAGTCGGATTCAGATAAGGTACGCTGAAGATGGCGGAACTCAAAAGGATGGTGTTGTTGAGATTCGAAGAGGTGTCGATGATCTGTCTCTCGGTGAATCTCACTATGCGCAGGTTCGGATTCTCGTTGACGGTACGCATTACATTAAAGGAATGGCTATTTATTCAGATGATCTTCCCGATGGTGTAGATGTTGTGTTCAATACCAATAAGAAAACCGGAACCCCGATGCTCGGACCCAAGAATGACACCGTTTTGAAACCTATTGGAAAAGACCCGGATAATCCGTTTGGTTCGCTGATAAAAGACGGTATCGTTGACCCTGATGACCCGACTTCTAAAAAAGGCGGACAGAGTTATTACTATGACAAGGATGGTAAAAAACAGCTTTCGCTTATTAACAAAAGAGCGGAAGAAGGAGACTGGGGTGAATGGAGCGACCATCTTCCTTCACAATTTTTGTCGAAGCAAAGTATGACTTTGATTAAGAAGCAGCTTGGTTTGGCTACCGCTGATAAGCAGGCAGAATTTGACGAGATTTGTTCTCTTACGAATCCCACAGTCAAAAAGGCATTACTGAAATCCTTTGCTGATGATTGTGATTCTGCGGCAGTCCATCTACAGGCAGCGGCTTTACCGAGACAAAAGTATCAGGTAATTCTACCAATCACCTCTATGAAAGATAATGAGGTGTATGCTCCTAACTACCGGAATGGAGAACAGGTTGCTCTTATTCGATTCCCTCATGGCGGAACCTTTGAGATTCCGGTTCTTACTGTAAACAACAAGCAGGCCGATGCTAAAAGAATTCTTGGTAATGCTATGGATGCTGTTGGCATCAACAGTAAGGTTGCAGAAAGATTATCTGGTGCCGATTTCGATGGCGATACCGTTATGGTAATTCCTACTGGCGGTAAAGTAAAGATTACATCGACTCGTGCATTGGAAGGACTGGAAGGATTCGATCCGAAGCTTGAATATGGCGGGAAACCTGAAGGCAGCTTCAAGCCCATGAGAAATACTCAGACCGAGATGGGTAAGATTTCAAATCTGATTACTGACATGACGCTTCGTGGCGCTGTTCCTGAGGAACTTGCTCGTGCAGTACGGCACAGTATGGTTGTTATTGATGCTGAAAAGCACCATCTCGACTATAAGCAAAGCGAGATTGACAATGGGATTGCGTCTTTGAAGAAGAAGTATCAGGGAAGCTATGATGAAGATGGTCGGTATCACGAAGGAGCCGCAACTCTGATTTCAAGAGCCAAGTCTGAGACATCGGTATTGAAACGAAAAGGAAGTCCTATCATAAATCCGGAGACAGGAGAGCAGACTTACAAAGAAGTTTATGAGGAGTACACCGACAAGAATGGAAAAACAAGAGTCAGAACTCAGGCAAGTACCAAGATGGCTGAGACTAAGGATGCATTCACCCTCGTTTCCGATGCAGATACTCCCCAGGAAAGAGCCTATGCTACTTATGCGAATGAGATGAAATCTCTTGCAAATCGGGCTCGTAAGGAGATGCTCAGTACCGGTAAGATTGCCTACTCCGCCTCTGCTAAAGAGACATACCAGGAGGAGGTAGATCATTTGATGGCCCAGTTAAATGTGGCACTTAGGAATGCTCCTCGTGAAAGGCAGGCCCAGGTTATTGCGAATGCTACCGTAGCTGCTAAGAAACAGGAGAATCCCGACATGACAAGGAGCGAGATTAAGAAAGCATCCCAACAGGCGTTAACGGCGGCTCGTACCACTGTCGGAGCGTCGAGAGAAACAATCTCGATAAGCGACCGTGAATGGGAAGCTATTCAGGCTGGCGCTATCAGTGAGAACCGGCTTACACAAATCATTAACAACGTTGACATCGATACTCTTAGACAGCGCGCAACACCTCGCTCCACCACAGTTCTAAGTACAGCCAAGGTGAACAAGATTGCATCTATGAGTGCCTCTGGGTACAGCACTGCTGAGATAGCCGAGGCTCTTGGAGTATCCACATCGACCGTGAACAAATACCTAAAATGAAAGGAGTGAGCTAAGTATTTATGGAAAGACGATGTGCTTTGACAACGATTGACAATCCTTTCAATCCATTCGAACAGTTCACTTCTTGGTTCTTGTTCGATGAGGAAAAAGGCTATCACTCAAGCGCATACTTGGGAAGAATTGCTCGAACTTCCGATCAGCTTTCGGATGAAGAAAACAATCAGGAAATTGAAAGAGCAATTGACGAGATTATCAAGTATGACTTCACCAACATCTACCGAAAAGTGATACAGCAAGTTGCGACTGCTTGATAAGAAAAATAAAAAAGTGGGTTTCTGGCTATAAAATTGCTTTTCGACACAAATAGGGCTAGGACAGCCCATTAGACTGGCAGATAAAAGACATAGGGGGGAGGGTCGCTGAAAAGGCACCCCCTCCCACATCGCGGTGGTCTTCAAAAATTCTCCGGGGGTATATTTTGGCTTACCCCTCTTCGTTCTCCTACGGTATTTAAACGAGCTCGCGGGGTTGGCGTGGCATTGGCTGTGGTTCTTTTGCTCTTTTTCTCCTTTCAGCGAAAAAGTATATTTGCCGGCTTCGTGAGTTCTTTTAAATACCGTAGGAGAACCATTCTAAAAGGCATGAAAAACAAGTAACAAACTAATCGAGAGGAGGCGGCAAGTATGGGAAAAGCCAAGGCTGCAAGCTCTTCCAATTCTTCAAGAAAGATGCGACCGGCGTTGACACCCGAAGCGAGGGAAAATCAAATGATTTCTCTTGCGGTAGATCTTGCTGAGAAACAATTGATGGAGGGAACAGCCTCCTCTCAGGTCATAACACATTATTTAAAACTGGGGTCTACGAGGGAGCGTCTGGAGAGGGAGAAGATAGAACGTGAAAACGAGTTATTAAGGGCAAAAGTGGAATCACTGCAATCTTCACATCGATCAGAGGAATTATACGAAAATGCACTGAAAGCGTTTCGACGGTACAGTGGAGAGGAGGATTTGGATGAAGAAGACTTATAGCGAGTTAATCCGAATTCCAACTTTTGAGGAACGATATCAGTATCTCAGACTTTGTGGAAAAGTTGCAGAAGAAACTTTTGGTTTTAAACGTTGGCTTAATCAGGAATTCTATCATTCCGACGAATGGATAAGATTCAGAAACAAAATCATCATTCGAGATAATGGGTGTGATTTGGCTTTAGAGGGATTTGAGATTTTTGGGTCGATTATTATTCACCACATCAATCCTATAACCTATGAAGATATTCTGAATCGGAATCCATGCGTGTTTGACCCAGACAACGTTGTGTCTACAAAACTTTCAACCCACAACGCAATTCACTATGGAGACGAAACTCCAATCCCCCATATTCCAGTTGAACGAACAAAAAACGATACCTGTCCATGGAGACATTAAGGAGGAAACAAATTATGGAATCTAAAGAAATGACTGCAACACAGAAAGAGCCTGTAATCGGTCTGGTGAGCAATTGTGTGAATCTCAGAATCCGTAAAGAACCAGATGACAAGGCTGAGGTTCTTGGCACGATTCCGGTCAATACGGAAGTCATGGTTGACAAGGATAAATCTATCGGCGAGTTCTACAAGGTTTATACCGATTCCGGTTTGGAAGGCTTTTGTATGAAACAGTTCATCACGGTTTAAGTAAAAAGGAGGACCGCGATGGAAAAGAACATACCAAGCATACTGACATCAATAAAAAAGTTGCTCGGAATCGCAGAAGAATACCAAGTATATGATGCTGACCTTATTATGCACATCAACTCTGTGTTTTCAATTTTAACTCAGCTTGGTGTCGGTCCTGCTGATGGATTTTCCATTGAAGACGATGACGCTTTGTGGACCGATTTCATTCCTGAGAAATCCAAGATTGAATTCATAAAGTCCTATATGCATTTGAAGGTTAAACTTCTCTTTGACCCGCCACTTGCGTCTGCGGTTATCGAATGCATGAACCAGCAGATAAAAGAACTTGAGTGGCGTATTCTTGTTGCGGCCGATCCGAGTGGAGAGGAGGAATATCAAAATGGATAATAGTTTATCTCATCATGGCGTTCTCGGAATGAAATGGGGCGTTCGGCGTTACCAGAATGGGGACGGAACCCTTACGGTTCAGGGTAAGAAAAGATATGACCGGGATGTAAGAGACAATTTGGCAAAAAAGAAAGATTCAAGAATCGACACCAGCAATCCTGATCCTAAGCGTTGGGTAAAGGAAGATATGGAGCGTTCAAAAAGAACGATAGATGCCGGCGCAGATTTAGTAAGAGAAGCAAAAAAACTGGAGCGTGAAAGCAGTCCGAAGTCGACCAAACCGAAAATGGATCTTTCGAAGATGACCGATAAAGAAATGAGAGAACAGATTAACAGGGAACTGTTAGAGCAGCAGTATAACAAACTTTTTGGGAAAGAAATGCAGCCAAATGTTTCAAAAGGGCGTGAGTACGTCAGAAATACGTTAGAAGTCGTTGGCGATGTTTTAACCGTTGGAAGTTCGGCTCTTGCCATTGCTTTGGCTATCAAGGAACTAAAAGGGTAGGTGAATAAATTATGGCATTATCAAACACTGCCGTTCCGAAATATTACGGCGCGTTTAGAGATGCCGTAATTCGCGGAGAAATACCCGTCTGCCGTGAAATCGAGATGGAAATGAACCGGATCGATGAACTTATCGCAGACCGTGGGATTTATTACGATGATCGTCCGGTTGAGGGGTGGATTGCATATTGCGAAGAGGAACTTACTTTAACTGATGGCGCCAAACTTGTTATGCTCGACACATTCAAACTTTGGGGTGAGCAGATATTTGGTTGGTACTACTTCGAGGAGAGGGAAGTGTGGGAACCGAACCCGAATGGTCCCGGCGGGCATTTTATAGTGAAAACTATCAAGAAGCGGCTTATCAATAAACAGTATTTGATTGTTGGGCGAGGAGCCGCCAAATCTTTGTATGATTCCTGCATCCAATCCTATTTCGAAAACATTGACACTTCTACCACTCACCAGATAACAACTGCTCCGACTATGAAACAGGCGGAGGAAGTAATACAGCCAATAAAAACAGCCATCACAAGAGCCAAAGGCCCGCTATTTCGATTCCTTACGGAAGGTTCTTTACAAAATACCACGGGTTCCAAAGCGAACCGTGTAAAGCTTGCCTCAACCAAAAAGGGAATCGAAAACTTTTTCACGGGTTCTCTGATAGAGGTTCGTCCGATGTCTATCGATAAACTTCAAGGCTTGAGGACTAAAGTATCAACAATCGATGAATGGCTGTCCGGTGACGTAAGGGAAGACGTGGTTGGAGCCATTGAGCAAGGCGCTTCAAAACTTGACGATTATCTTATCATTGCGACCAGCTCTGAAGGAACTGTCCGAAACGGCAGCGGCGATACAATCAAAATGGAATTGATGAAAATCTTAAAGGGCGAATACCCGGCAATCAATACTTCCATTTGGTGGTATAAGCTCGATTCCATTGACGAGATTTCAGAGCCCAACAAATGGCTGAAAGCCAATCCTAACCTCGGAAAAACCGTCACTTTTGAAGTATACCAGCGTGATGTTGAAAGAGCCGAGAATGCGCCGGCAGCTAGGAATGATATTTTGGCGAAGCGGTTTGGTCTGCCAATGGAGGGTTATACCTATTACTTTACTTATGAAGAAACTTTGAAATATCGTAAGCGGGATTTTTCTGGTATGCCTTGTTCTATGGGCGGCGATTTATCAAGAGGCGATGACTTCTGTGATTTTACCTTTATGTTTCCTTTATCAAACGGGACATTTGGAATCAAAACTAGAGCGTATATTTCGGACCTGACGTTTCGAAAACTTCCGTCTGCAATGCGCAGTAAGTATGAGCAGTTCATACTGGAAGGCAGTTTGATTGTCATGGAAGGCACTGTTTTGGATATGATGCAGGTGTATGAAGACCTGGATAACCATATCGTAGAGCGTGGGTACGATGTTCGTTGTTTCGGGTATGACCCTTACAATGCCAAAGAGTTTGTTGAGAGATGGGCATCCGAAAACGGACCGTTTGGGATTGAGAAAGTAATACAGGGGGCAAAAACAGAATCCGTTCCTTTGGGAGAGTTAAAGAAACTTTCCGAGGAGCGGATGCTTTTATTTGACGAAGAATTGATGTCTTTCTGTATGGGTAACTGCATTACCATCACGGACACTAACGGAAACCGGAAGCTTTACAAAAAGCGGGGCGACCAAAAGATTGATGCTGTGGCGGCTATGATGGATGCTTATATCGCCTATAAGCTGAACAGAGATGCGTTTGAGTAAAGGAGGTGAGCGCGTTTGTCAGAGATGATGGAACACCATGGGATTTTGGGACAGAAATGGGGCATTCGCCGAACCCCGGCTCAACTCGGAAATCTCAGTAAAAAAGACGCAAATTGGGTCAAGAAGAAAAGCGAGAAGATTACGGAGCAAGCTCGCAGAAAATCTTCAAAAGAAATGAGCCGATATGCGAATGAAATACTTCGGACTCCCGGAGCTGTAAATAAATCCGGAAAATTGAGTTCTTCGGCGATCAATGCCTACAACAAGAAAATGGCCGAACTTATGAGTCAGTCGGCTTCAAAGATTCGGTCTCCGTCTGGAAAAGTCGTTCAGTTTGTAGCAAAACGTGGGGAAGTTGGCGTTATGATGGCGCTTGCCGATGAAGGTTACAACATGGCGCAGCTCCGAAATGGTGTATGGGCTTCCGGTCGGGTTGCTTACAAAAAGACAGTGCTGGATAAGGCATAGGGAGGTGATGAGAAAATGGATATAGCGATTGGTTCCAGGTTTAAACATGCCTGGAACGCTTTCCGAAGTAACGGTCAGCAAAACTATTACCGCGATATCGGAACGGGATATTCTTACAGACCAGATCGCCCCCGTCTTACCAGAGGAAACGAGAGGTCTATTGTCACTTCCGTATACAATCGTATTGCATTGGATGCGGCTGCCATCAACATTCAGCACGTCCGTTTGGATGATAATGAACGATTTCTTGAAGTTATAAAGTCCAGTTTGAACAATTGTCTTTCTTTGGAAGCCAATATAGATCAAACTGGGCGTTCTTTTATTCAGGATATTGTCATGTCAATGTTGGATGAAGGATGCGTAGCCATCGTACCTACCGACACCGATGATGATCCGGAAGACGGAGTGGCAGGTTCATTCGATATTGACAAGATGCGAACTGGAAAAATTCTCGAATGGTACCCGAAGCATGTTCGTGTTCAGGTTTACAATGAAAACACCGGTTTGAAAGAAGACATTCTTATGCCAAAGGAAGCGGTTGCGATTATTGAAAATCCGCTTTATGCGGTTATCAACGAACCGAATTCCACGATGCAGCGGTTAATCCGAAAATTGAATCTCTTGGACGTTGTCGATGAGCAAAGCAGTTCCGGAAAGTTGGATTTAATCATTCAGCTTCCGTATGTTATCAAGACGGATGCAAGGCGTCAACAGGCCGAAAAACGGCGTAAAGATATTGAGCAGCAATTGTCCGGTTCTAAGTATGGTATCGCTTATACCGATGGTACGGAGCATATCACGCAGCTAAATCGTTCCGTTGGAAACAATCTAATGTCTCAGATTGAATACTTAACGAGTATGCTATACAGCCAGTTGGGAATCACTCAGAGTATTTTAGATGGTACAGCCGACGAAACGACAATGCTCAATTACTACAACCGAACGATTGAGCCGATTGTTTCTGCTATCGTTGACGAGATGAAACGGAAGTTTCTGACCAAAACTGCCCGATCTCAGAAGCAGTCAATTATGTTCTTCAGAGACCCGTTCAAACTGGTGCCTGTTACGGAATTGGCTGAAATCTCTGATAAGCTGACTCGTAATGAGATTGCGACTTCGAATGAAATGCGGCAGACGATTGGATGGAAACCGTCAAAAGACCCGAAAGCGGATGAACTTCGGAATAAAAATCTTAACCAGACAGAAGGCGAGGTTAATTCCGGAAATCCGACGATGGCTGACGAAGGAACTTCAACTGGTGAGAGCGAACAGGACCGCATCGTAAATGAATTGCTGGATAGTCTTGAATCTGAAATAGAAAAGATAATCGGCGATTATATTTCCGATGATGAGGAAGAGGAGGAGGATTCGTAGATGGACAATAATCTTCAGCATTATGCCTCTCCCTATTACGACCCCCAAAAAGCTCATGAATATTACATGCGAACCAGGGAATTGAAAGGACGCCGCTCAGCTACCAAGCTTTCGGATGAAGGAAAGAAAGTCTGGTCCTATACCAAAAACGAAATCAAAGCCGAGAAAAAGGCCAAGGTTGAGGGGGAACAGGAAAAGCGAAAACAGACTATAACAGCGCTTAGAGAAAGAGCATCGGCCACAAGGGAACAAATCTCTGCACGTCTGAAGGAGTTGAACGATGCTCTAACCAAAAGGGCATCTCGTAAAAAAGAGGCAATCGATTCGGATAAAAAATCCGATTTGGAAGATATCGAAAAAACCTCGACGGCAGAGAAGGAAAGGATAACATCCAAGACTAATTCTGCGATAGAACGTCTTATGGCTGAAAAGATTCCGGACAGTTTGCCAAAAGCTGAACGAGCAAAACGGATAGCCGAGCGTAACGAGAAAATTGCCAAGTTGCGTTCGGATTCGAAAGCGGCAAAATCGAAAGTAAGCGAAGAATCCCAGTCCAGTAAAGAAGGTGTCCGTTCCGATGCCACTGCGAGAAAGCAACAGGTGTCAGAAGAAACAAAAGAAGACCGCGCGGCTAATTCTGCCAATGCTTCGGCTGAACGAAAACAGGTTGCCAGCAGGTTAAAATCGGCAATCTCCGCAGCGAGGGAAGCCTATAAAGCCGCAAAGGAGTCTTTGGACTCTTCTTATGAGGAAATTTATCAAAAGGAGTTTGACAAGATTGCCGCCGAGATGCCGAAGGTGTCCAAGCGCAAGCGTAAATCATCACAGAAAAAGAAGTAAGGAGGAAAATTCAAAATGGCAAAATATGATTTCAGTGGCTGGGCCACGAGAAATGATTTGCAGTGCGCCGACGGAAGAATTATCCGTAAGAATGCTTTTAAACAGCAGGACGGCGAGACTGTAAGCCTGGTTTGGAACCATCAGCATGATTCCCAGAATAATGTTTTGGGGCACGCATTGTTGGAAAACAGGGATGATGGGGTTTATGCCTACTGTACGTTTAACGATACGGAATCCGGACAGACGGCTAAAAAGTTGGTTCAGCACGGGGACGTTGTTTCCTTGTCCATCGCGGCAAATCAGTTGAAGCAGATGGGGAAAGATGTCGTTCACGGTATCATCCGTGAGGTGAGCCTTGTTCTGGCGGGTGCAAATCCCGGAGCCTACATTGACACTGTTATGAATCACGGCGTTGCCGTCGAGGATGAGCTGATTATCAATTACAACGAAAACATCATGCTCTATCACTCTGATGAGGGCGAAAACAAAGACAAGAAGCCGGACGATAAAGGCGAATCCAAGGACAAGAAACCGGACGACAAACCGTCTGAAGACGACGAAACCGTCGGCGAGGTCTTTGACCGGATTTGTAAGAAGCTCGACGAAAAGGAGCAGAACGTGATGTTGGCTATGGTCGGGATGGCTCTCAGTGAAAATGGGGAGCCGGAAGATAACAATGACGATTCTAAAGGAGGAAACGAAGATATGAAACATAATGTGTTTGACAACAAGGGTGAGACTCAGGAGAATGTTCTCTCTCACGCGGCTCAGAGTGAAATTCTGGAGATCGCTAAATCCAGCAACGTTGGTTCGCTCAAGCTTGCTATGAAAATTTATAGCGAGGAGCATGGTCTTCAGCACGCCGATATCAGTGGCTTTATTCAGACCGGCAACGGAAACATCACCACCATGTTCCCGGAGTATGTTGAGGCGCATCCCAGCCGCACTCCCGAACTTATCACCAATGATATGGGATGGGTTGACGCTATCATGGCCAAGACTCAGAAAATCCCTCACGGTCGGGTTCGTACTTCTCATGTAGATATTCGGAACATCGACGCACTGTCCGCCAAGGGTTATCAGAAAGGAAACGAGAAGAAAATCACCGGCAACTACGAGCTGGTAAGGCGTACCACGGACCCGCAGACTGTATATGTCACTTCCGAACTGCATCGTGATGATGTGGTGGATATCGAGGATTTCGATTACGTTCAGTTCCAGTATAGCATCGACCAGATTTCTTTGAAAGAAACGCTGGCTGTTGCTACCATGCTGGGTGATGAGCGTCCTAACAGTGACCCTGAGAAAATCTTCCCGGACAAGATTCGTCCAATCTGGACTGACGATGAGCTGTACACCATCCACAAGGATGTGGACTTTGCAGCCATGGCAAAAGAGCTTCAGGGTGCCAACACCGAGCAGTATTTCGGCGAAAGCTTCATTTATGCAGAGGCTATGGTTACGGCTCTGCGTAAGGCTCGCAAGGACTTCCGTGGTACCGGTAAGCCGGATCTGTTCATTACCACTGATATGCACAACACCATGATTCTCGCTCGTGACCGTAATGGCCGCCGTATTTACGAGACGGATACCGAGCTTGCTGCGGCTTTGGGCGTTGCCAATATCTATGAGGTTACGCAGTTCGAGGGGAAGGTTCGTACCGATTCCGACGGCGTCAAGCACAAGCTGCACGCGATTTGCGTGAATATGGCTGACTACGGATACGGCGCTTCCAAGGGTGGGGATGTGACGCACTTCACCGACTTCGATATCAAGTTCAATCAGCTTCAGTCGCTGCTGGAGACGCGCAAGTCCGGTCAGCTTACCAGAATTAAGTCTGCTATCGTCATCGAGGAGAAAGAGACGAATGCGTCTGTCAGCGGCTAATGTTCGGAGGTGAAAATTCAAAATGGCGAAATTTTACGGACCAATCGGCTATGCTGAAACAGTGGAAACGAGACCTGGTGTGTGGGAAGAGCAGATTACCGAGCGTATGTACTATGGTGATTTGACTCGTAATATGCGCAGGCTCCAAAGCGCTGAAACGCTCAACGACGACATCAATGTTGCAAATGAGATCAGCATCGTTGCCGATCCGTTTGCCAATGAGAATTTTCATTCGATGCGGTACGTTGGGTTTATGGGCGCTAAATGGAAAATTTCAAATGTAGAAGTTCAGTACCCAAGGCTGATTCTGACAATAGGGGGTGTATATCATGGCGACGAACAGACGTTTTCTGCTACATGAGATATTCTGTGAGATCCTTGGAACGAGGAATGCTTATTTTCAACCCCCAGAATCGGTTAAGATGAATTACCCCGCCATCGTATACGGTCTTGACGGTATCGAGAACACGTATGCGAATGACGGGGTTTATTTGTCTCATCGAAAATATTCGGTAACAGTCATTGATAAAGATCCGGATAGTCTACTCGTAGGTAAAGTAGCTGCTTTGCCTACTTGTCGGTTTATCCGGCATTACGAAAAAGACAACCTGAATCATGATGTCTTTACCATATTCTTTTAAGGAGGAACAAATCTATGAAACTTGTTTGGGATAAAACTGGCGAGCGTCTGTATGAGACCGGTGTGGATCGCGGCGTTCTTTACCCTATTCAGGCTGGCGGCGTTTACAGTAAAGGTGTCGCATGGAATGGTCTGAGTGCTGTATCGGAAAGTCCTTCCGGAGCGGAAGCTTCTCCGATTTACGCAGATAACATCAAGTACCTGAATCTGATGTCGGCGGAGGAATTTGGGGCTACTGTCGAGGCGTATATGTACCCTGATGAATTTGCGGAGTGCGATGGCTCGGTCGAGGTTGTGCCCGGTATGTTTGCAGGTCAGCAGTCCAGAAAGACGTTCGGTCTCTCTTACCGGACTATTCTGGGCAACGATGTGGACAACAACGACTACGGCTATAAGCTGCATCTGATTTACGGTGCTTTGGCTGCTCCGTCCGAAAAAGGCTATTCTACCATCAACGACAGCCCGGAACCTATCACCCTCTCCTGGGAGATCAGCACGACTCCGGTGGCTATCAACACGGTTATCGATGGTAAGAAGCTCAAGCCGACGGCATGTCTTACTTTCGATTCCACCAAGTTTGACGCCAAGTTCATGGCTAAGCTGGAGGAGATTCTGTACGGTACAGAGCCTACCACCGAGGGCGGTACGGATGGCGTTGACGCAAGGCTGCCGCTGCCGGATGAGATTCTGAAGCTTTATCAGGAGTTCCAGACAGCGGGCTAATTCACAACTTCATATTTAAGTAGATTGGGAGCCGTTTCAGTGTAAAAGCTGGCGGCTCCTTTTTTTTTATTGTCGAAAGGAGAAAACATTATGTTAAAGAAAGCGATAACCTACAAGGATTACAACGGAACTGAGCGCACGGAAGACCATTACTTCAATCTTTCCGAGGCGGAATGTATGGAGATGGAAATGGGGACTACCGGCGGGCTGTCTGAGATGATTCGGAGAATTGTGGCAGCACAGGATACTCCGGCCATCATCAAGATTTTCAAGGAACTGATTCTCAAAGCATACGGCGAGAAGAGCCCCGACGGGAAGCGGTTTATCAAATCTGATGAACTGTCCAAGGCTTTTTCCGAAACGGAAGCTTATTCTGTCCTATTTATGGAGCTGGCAACCAACGCTGATGCGGCGGCAAAGTTTGTGAACGGTATTGTTCCGAACTCCAGACAGGGGGCAGCGCCGGCATTGACTCCGGTAGCGAATTAAATCTGAAAGCAAGAGGAGGTGAAGGGAATGTTGCGAATTACAATACCTGCTGGCGAGGAACAATGGGATGAAATAAACCAGATGTTTATCTACCCCAAAGAGCAAACATTGCAGTTGGAGCATTCCCTTGTCTCCCTTTCAAAATGGGAATCCAAATGGTGCAAGCCCTTTCTTACCAAACAGGAAAAGACGCTTGAGGAAACATTGGATTATGTGCAATGTATGACACTCACGCAGAATGTGAATCCGGAAGTGTATAACTATCTGACAACATCTTGTATCGACCAAATTAACCGATACATCGATGCTCCGATGACTGCTACTCATTTTACGGAGGAAAAGGCAGTAAAAGCCAGCAGAGAACAAGTTACGGCAGAGATTATTTACTACTGGATGATTGCTCTGAATATTCCGTTTGAGTGTCAGAAGTGGCATCTTAATCGTCTTCTTACTCTTATTAAGGTGTGCAACATTAAGAATTCGCCACCTAAAAAGAGAAGCAGGAGAGAAATTATGAAACGCAATGCCGCTTTAAATGCAGCACGAAGAAAACAATTAAATTCGAAGGGGTGATGATTATGCCTAAAAAGTGCGGAATAGATATCTCAACCTGGCAAGGAAATATTGATGCCGGGAAGGTTAAGAATAGTGGAATCGAGTTTGTAATTCTCAGAGAGGGTTACAGACATACAGTAGATTCCAGATTCTTTGAAAATGTAAAGAAGTGTAAGGAAGCGGGTCTCGCCATTATGGGTGTGTACCACTTTTCTTATGCACTCAATGTCGAAGAGGCGAAGCAGGAGGCGCGGTCATGCATCGCGAATCTTCAGAAAGCCGGTCTCGGTAAAGAGACCATCGTGTTCTTCGACTTCGAGTATGACACAGTCACAAAGGCAGCGGCTTCCGGTGTGACGCTTGGGAGAGCCGAATGCAATGCACATACAAAAGCGTTCTGTGAAACGGTGGAATCTCTCGGATATAAGGCTGGAGTCTATTTTAACATTGACTACTACCGGAACTGGTACGACCACGCTCTTCTCGACAAGTATATCAAATGGCTTGCTGACTGGAGCGGCGATGCAGATTATCCGTGCTCTTTCCATCAGTACAGCAGCAAGGGCAGCGTTCCCGGAATCAGCGGAAATGTTGATATGAACTACTATTTTTCAGAGGAGAGCAATACTGTCAAAACCGGGATAACGGCAAACACTGTATTGGATGTTGCCCGCGGCTGGCTTGGATATTCCGAAGCAAATGGAAAATTCAAAGAGATTTTGGATACCTACAATTCTTATAAACCGCTTGCTCGCGGTTATGCGATACAGACATCTGATGAATGGTGCGATGCGTTTGTATCCGCCTGTGCTATTAAGGCAGGAGCTGTTGATCTGATCGGAACTGAAGTTGGATGTGAGAAACACATCGAAATCTTCAAAGAAAAAGGTATCTGGATCGAGGACGGTTCTGTGAAGCCTGAGGTTGGTGATGTAATCCTGTTTAACTGGGATGATCCTACGCAGCCCAATGATGGACATGCGGATCATATCGGTTATGTGGAACAGGTATATGGCGATACTATCGTGTGCATTGAGGGGAACAAGGGTGAAAAGGTTGACCGCCGGACAATCAATGTCGGCTGGGGGTATATCCGCGGATTTGCCCGCCCGAAGTATGCTGTCGACGGTTCTTCTACGGTTACTCCGGTAACGAAGAAACCGATCGATGAAATCGCCAATGAAGTAATTCAGGGCGCTTGGGGCAACGGAGACGCTCGTAAGAATGCTCTTACCGCAGCCGGATACAATTACGCAGAGGTTCAGGGGCGTGTAAATGCTATTCTTTCCGGAAATGCCGGTACGCCTAAGAAATCCGTGGATGAAATTGCGAAGGAAGTAATTGCTGGAAAATGGGGTAACGGAGATGCTCGTAAAGAGGCGCTGGCCAGAGCCGGATACAATTACTCCGAAGTTCAGGGACGGGTGAATGCTCTTGTTCCTGTTTCCCAAAAGTCGGTTGACGCAGTGGCTCGTGAGGTCATACAGGGGAAATGGGGCGTTGATGAAGATCGGAAAAGCCGGTTGACAAAGGCCGGCTACGATTACTCCGCGGTTCAGAGCCGCGTAAACGCGCTTATGTAAAGGAGAATTTCATATGATAACGTTCAGACAAAAGGGCGACTTCTCTAAGCTGACAAGGTACTTGGAAAGGGCAAAAGAAGTCGTTAAACTTGGAGACCTTGATAAGTATGGTCGAGAGGGAGTAGCCGCCCTTGCGTCTGCAACACCTGTCGATTCTGGTAAAACTGCCAGTTCATGGTCTTATGAGATCAAAAACAAGAATGGGTCTGTGACAATCTCATTCTACAATTCAAATATTCAAAATGGAGTTCCTATTGCCATCATTTTGCAGTACGGACATGGAACTCGAAACGGCGGCTGGGTACAGGGTCGAGATTACATCAATCCTGCTATCCAGCCTATTTTTGACAAAATCGCAAATGAAGCATGGAGGGAGGTTACTAAGCTATGAGCAAGACAGTTGATGAAAGAGTTGTCGAGATGCGGTTTGACAACAAGCAGTTTGAGCAGAATGTTCAGACCAGTCTTTCCACGCTTGATAAACTCAAACGCAGCCTGAACCTGGATGGCGCAGCGAAAGGCTTGGAGAATGTGAATTCCGCAGCCAAGAATTGCAATATGTCCGGTCTTACCAGTGCTGTTGAGACTGTCCATGCTAAATTTTCTGCATTTGAAGTCATGGCTGTGACTGCCCTTGCGAACATCACGAATTCGATTATCAATACCGGAAAGCAAATGCTTCATTCGCTTACTATAGAACCAATCTCTCAGGGATTTGAAGAATACGAACTGAAAATGGGTTCGATTCAGACAATCATGATGAGTACCGGAGCTTCTCTGGAAGAAGTCAACGGTTATTTGAATGAGCTGAATACATATGCGGATAAAACAATTTATTCGTTTGCCGATATGACATCCAACATCGGCAAGTTTACAAATGCAGGTGTTAAACTTGAAGATGCTGTTATGGCTATTCAGGGCGTGTCAAACGAGGCTGCTATTTCGGGTGCGAATGCAAACGAGGCTTCTCGTGCCATGTACAATTTTGCACAGGCATTGTCGGCAGGATATGTCAAATTGATTGACTGGAAATCCATTGAAAATGCAAACATGGCTACCGTGGAATTTAAGACTCAGCTCCTTGAAGCCGCTGTTGCAGCGGGTACGGTGGAAAAGACTGCAGACGGAATGTATCGCGTTCTTACCGAAAATAATCAGGGTTCTACAATGGACGATGCAATCGATGCTACAAAGAACTTCAATGATAGTCTACAGTATCAATGGATGACAACAGAAGTTCTTGTTAATACCCTGAGGGATTATGCAGATGAGACAACGGATATCGGTAAACGGGCATTTGCCGCAGCTCAGGATGTCAAGACGTTTACCCAATTGATGGATACGCTGAAAGAAGCTGTTGGGTCTGGATGGGCCATGACTTGGGAAATTCTGTTCGGTGATTTCGAAGAAGCGAAAACACTTTGGACGAGTTTAAGCACATCTATTGGTGGATTCATCGATGCTCAATCAGATGCCCGAAATTCCATGCTGAAAGGCTGGAAAGACATGGGCGGTCGAACGGCTTTGATCGAGGCTGCAAAAAATGCTTTTGAGGGCTTGGTGAGCGTTATCAAACCGGTAACCGAGGGATTCAGAGAGATATTTCCCCCGATGACGGCAGAAAAACTCTTCAATATTACAAATGCTTTGAAAGAGTTTACCTCTCATCTCAAGCTCAGCGATTCTGCTTCTGCGAATCTGAAAAGCACTTTTAAAGGTATATTTGCAATTCTGGATATTGGGAAGCAGGCATTCTCGGCATTGTTTAAAGCTATATCTCCTTTATTTGGGGGATTGGATAACCTTGGGGGCGGAATATTAAAAGTCACTGGTGGTTTTGGCGATTGGCTTGTCAATCTTGATGAAGTAATCAAGAAAAACGACCTCTTTAATAAAGCGATTCAGGGTGTTATCGAGTTTGTAAAAAGGGCTGGTGAAGAATTCAAGAGTTTTGCCAAGTCTATTCAGGAGAAATTCAATCTTCCGAGTCTTGATGAGATTAAACAGTCGCTTAAAGATTTTCTGGTTCTGATTAAGGAAAAAATCCAGCTTCCGGGTCTGGAACTGATTCATACAACTTTGGAGAGGATTCACAAAAGGATGTCTCAGGTTGGTGAGAGCGCCGGAAATATGAAAAGCGGTGTTTTAAATGCTGTTAATGCTCTTGGTGACGCGCTTTCAAAGTGTAAATTCATAGAGGTTCTCCAAACTATCTGGAAACTGGTTACAAGTTTTGCTAAGGGTATTGTTAATACTCTCGGCGATATGATCAGTTCCCTTGTTGACAAACTTGGCAATGCAAATTTCAACGGTTTTATCGACATGTTAAATGGACTGATTGCTGGTGGAATTGGCGTTGGGATCATGGGGTTTGTCAAAGATCTTAAAGATGGTTTCGATGGCGTTGGGGATATTCTTGAAAATGTTACCGGTATTCTGGATAGTGTTCGGGGATGTTTTGAAGCCTATCAGCAGCAATTGAAAGCCGGAACATTACTCAAGATTGCCAGTGCAATCGCGATTTTGGCTGGTTCTATTGTTGTGATATCTTTGATCGATAGCGAAAAATTATCAGCATCCCTTGGTGCCATTACCGTTCTCTTTGGAGAACTGATCGCTTCCATGGCAGCCTTCAATAAACTCGGTGGTTTTAGTGGAAAAGGTTCCACGAATCTGATTGTGTTTGCGGCTGCTGTTCTGGTTCTTTCCAACGCAGTTAAGAAAATGGCTGATTTGAGTTGGGGAGAATTAGCAGAGGGACTTGTCGGCGTTGGCGTATTGCTTGCTGAATTGGATGCATTTATGGCGACGGCAAAATTCAGCAAAGGGAGTATGACAACTGCTACAGGTATGGTCATTATGGCGGCTGCAATTAAGATACTGGCTTCGGTTGCTTCCAATATGGCCGATTTAAGCTGGGAGCAGATGGCGAAGGGACTTGTCGGCGTTGGTGTATTGCTTGCTGAGATTGATATATTCCTTAATACCGCTAAATTTAGTGGTAAAGCCATGACAACCGCAACCGGTATTGTAATTCTTTCCGCTGCTTTGAAGATTCTTGCATCTGTTTGCAAAGATTTTGGTCAAATGGAGTGGCGTGAAATCGGCAAAGGTCTTACGAGTGTAGGGGCGCTTCTTCTCGAAGTTGCTGCTTTTACAAAGCTTACAGGTAATGCAAAACATGTTATTTCTTCTGGTCTGGCTTTGATAGAGATTGCAGCGGCCATGAAGATATTTGCTTCTACGATGTCGGATTTCAGTAAGTTTTCTTGGGAGCAGATTGCCAAAGGCTTAGTCTCTATGGGTGGAGCTTTAGCAGAGGTTGCAATAGCCACAAAACTGATGCCTAAAAATATGGTTGGTATTGGTACCGGGTTGGTGATTGTCGCTGCTTCTTTGGAAATTGTAGCCGATGCTCTCGGCAAAATGGGTGGGTTCACATGGGAGCAGATTGCAAAAGGTCTTGTGACTATGGGTCTTGCTCTCGCTGAGCTTGCAATCGGCCTTAACCTTATGAAAGGGACCCTTGGGGGTTCTGCAGCAATGCTTGTCGCCGCTTCTGCGTTGGCCATATTGACTCCGGTTCTTAGTATCTTGGGAGCAATGAGTTGGGAGTCAATCGCCAAAGGGCTTGTGTCTATTGCCGGTGCATTTACTGTTCTCGGTATCGCTGGTGCCGTTCTTACACCGCTTGTACCTACTATTTTGGGATTGAGCGGGGCATTCGCGTTAATCGGTGTCGGCGTTTTGGCTATTGGGGCCGGATTGTTGGCGGCAGGTATGGGGTTATCTGCGTTGGCTGTTGGTTTTACTGCTTTAGCAGCCGCGGGAACCGCTGGAGCTACAGCAATTGTGGCATCGCTTACTGTGATTATTACAGGGGTAGCCGGTCTCATTCCCGTAGTAATCCAGAAAATTGGAGAGGGGCTCATTACCCTCTGTAAAGTCATCGCAGCGGGTGCTCCGTCAATAGGAGAGGCGGTTAAAGCGGTTGTTTTGTCGTTAGTTGATGTTCTGGTAGAGTGTGTTCCCGCTATTGCGGATGGTGCGCTTGCATTGTTGGATGGAGTTTTAGCCGCTTTGGTAGCTTATACACCGTCTATTGTCGATTCTATATTTCAGTTCCTTATCGGAGTTCTGGAGGGAATTGCTCGAAACCTGCCAGGTTTGATTAAAGCTGCTATTGACGTATTGATGTCTTTCTTCTCTGGAATTGCTGATGCGCTTAACGGAATCGACGTCGATGTTCTACTCAAAGGAATTGTCGGGATCGGTCTTCTTTCTGGAATTATGATCGCATTAAGTGCAGCTGCATCATTGGTTCCGGGAGCAATGGCAGGCGTGTTAGGAATGGGGGTTGTTATTGCGGAACTCGCTCTTGTGTTGGCTGCGATTGGCGGATTAGCACAAATACCGGGATTATCATGGTTGATCGGCGAAGGCGGAAAGCTGTTACAGGGCATTGGAACGGCCATCGGTCAGTTTATTGGGGGAATTGTCGGCGGATTTATGAGTGGTGTTTCCAGTCAGTTTCCTCAAATTGGCGCAGATCTATCGGCGTTTATGACAAATATTCAACCGTTTATAGATGGAGCGAGTAAAATTGAACCCTCTATGATGGATGGTGTTAAAGCACTTGCCGAGACAATTCTCATCCTAACTGCAGCGGATATTTTGCAGGGGCTTACATCATGGCTCACTGGCGGCTCTTCTTTGGCTGATTTTGCAACTCAATTGGTACCATTCGGAAATGCGATGAAGGACTTTTCTGTTGCAATAGCCGGTATGGATGCTGGCATTGTGGCCAATGCTGCAACTGCTGGTAAAACTTTGGCTGAGATGGCGGCAACTCTTCCCAATAGTGGTGGAGTTGTTGGATTCTTTGCCGGAGAGAACGATATGGAGGAATTCGGAAAACAGCTTATCCCATTCGGCAAAGCGATGATGGATTTCTCAATCGCTGTAAAAGGACTTGATGCTGATGCAGTAACAAAAGCATCTATCGCGGGAAAAGCGATGGCGGAAATGGCTACAACCATTCCCAACAGCGGAGGCGTTGTCGGGTTCTTTGCCGGCGAAAATGATATGGACAAGTTCGGAGAGCAGCTTGTTCCATTTGGCGAAGCGATGATGGATTTCTCAATTGCTGTGAAAGGTTTGGACGCAGATGCCATTGTCAATTCTGCAACTGCTGGTAAGGCATTGATCGAACTGGCAAATACGGTTCCGAACAGTGGTGGTGTTGTTGGATTCTTTACAGGAGAAAACGACATGGACCTTTTCGGAGAACAGCTTGTCCCCTTTGGCGAAGCGATGAAAGCCTATTCCGATGCTATATCCGGAATTGATGTGGAAGCGATTACTAATTCTGCAACGGCTGGAAAATCTTTGGTTGAGCTGGCAAACACACTTCCAAATACGGGTGGCGTTGTGAGCTGGTTTACCGGAGATAACGATATTGGGGCATTTGGTGAGAGTTTAGTATTGTTTGGCGAAAACTTTTCACAATACTCCGATTACATGAAAAATGTGGACGCAGGTATCGTAACAGCCACCACAAATGCTGCCAGTTCGATTGTTGAATTGCAAAAGAGCCTGCCTAAAGAGGGCGGTTGGTTTTCCGATGACAAAACACTTGCCGATTTTGGCGCAGATATGAGTTCTTTCGGATCATATTTCAGTTCTTACTATGCTTATATCAGTGGTATCGACACCGGCTTGTTGGCTAGTGTTATCACACAGACAAACAGGCTTGTTGATATGGCAAAGGGTATGGCAGAACTGGATACCAGTGGAATGTCTTCGTTCGGAACAGCTTTAACAACACTGGGAGAAACGGGTGTGACAGGTTTTGTCAATGCCTTTAACAATGCAGAATCAAAAGTGGCAACAGCAGCATCAAATATGCTTACCGCTTTTATCAATGCTGCAAATGCTAAGCAGACGACACTGACATCAACGTTTACGACGCTTGCTCAAGCAGCCATTACAGGTATCAACGCAAAGCAAGCGGAGTTTCAAGTAGCTGGTTCTGCACTTATGATCAAGTTCATTGCCGGTGTAAAAGCACAGGACATGAATTCTCGTAACACATTTACCAACATCATTAGTGGATGCCTGACGGCTATTCGGAATAAGTATTTCGAGTTTCAGTCTGTTGGAACCCAAACGATGATTAAGTTTATAGGGGGTGTAAAGTTACAGGATGTAAATGCCAGAAATACGTTTACCAACATCATCAGCGGATGTTTAACTGCCATTCGGAACAAGTATCCCGAATTTGAGAGTGCTGGTCAGCAATGCATGATCAAATTCATTGCCGGTGTTCGTAGTAAGGATGCAGATGTGAAGAATGCGTTTACTTCTAGTCTGGGCGGGGCAGTCAGTGGGATTAAGGATTACTATAGTCAATTCTACAGCGCCGGTTCCTATCTGGTAGACGGTTTCGCAAACGGTATTAGTGAAAACGCTTATAAAGCGGCAGCTAAAGCACGCGCAATGGCATCCGCAGCAGCAGACGCTGCGAAGAAAGAATTAGACGAGCATTCCCCGTCTAAAGTTGGTTATCGGATTGGCGATTTCTTTGGTGTTGCTTTTGTAAACGCAATCGGTGCTTACGTTTCTAAAGCGTACACGGCTGGTTCTGGAATGGCTGAAGCTGCTAAGACGGGATTGAGCAATGCGGTTTCAAAGATTAAGGACTTTATTTCCGGTGACATAGATGTACAGCCGACAATTCGTCCTGTACTCGATTTGTCCAATGTCGAATCTGGAGCCGGAAGACTTAATGCTCTTTTCAGTCGTACACAGGCTATGTCTATCAGTGCAGGAATGGAGCAGCAAAGAAACACAGACGTTCAAAATGGCGGGGCTTCCCCGAACACGGGAAATTCGTTCTCGTTTACGCAAAATAACTACTCGCCTAAGTCATTGTCGAGAGTGGAGATCTATCGTCAGACGAACAACCAGTTCTCGGCATTTGAAAGGATGGTGAAAGCATGATTCGAGCAATCACAGTTACAAACTATCTGGGCGATAGTATTAAGCTTGATTTGGCGCGGCCGGAGCAATCCGGCTTCGTCGTTACCTCTGTTACCGGTTTGGGGTCTGGAAAGGCAAATATCAACATGACTGAAGTTGCGACTAACGATGGCGGTTTATTCAACTCGTCCAGACTTCCAAGCCGGAACATAGTAATTTCTTTAAAATACCTTTGGCACGACTCGATTGAGGATGTGCGCCAACTTTCTTATAAGTATTTTCCGATTAAGAAAAAGCTTACCCTGCTGATAGAAACCGATAATCGGCAGGCGGAGATTGATGGTTACACCGAAACGAATGAGCCAACTATATTCAGTAAAGATGAGGGTTCGGATATCTCAATTGTGTGTCCGAATCCTTTCTTTTATTCTGCCGGAAAAGATGGAATTAACACAACGATTTTCTATGGTGTAGAACCGCTGTTTGAGTTCCCATTCAGCAATGAATCCCTTTATGAATGTTTATTGGAGATGGGGAGAATTCAAAACCAGACAGAAAAGACAATCGTTTACAGTGGAGATGCAGAGATAGGTGTTACCATTGCGATTCATGCAATTGGTGAGGCACGGAACATCACGATCTACAATACAGGTACCAGAGAGATAATGCGTATCGATACCGATAAGCTGAAAGCTTTTACTGGTTCTGGAATTATACCAGGTGATGAAATTATCATCTGCACCGTAAAAGGGCAGAAATCCATAACCCTTTTACGAAATGGAAAAACGACCAATATTCTTAACTGTCTGGATAAAAATGCCGATTGGTTTCAGCTCGCAAAAGGCGATAACATTTTTGCATACACCGTGGAAGAAGGACGGGCAAACCTGCAGTTTAGGATAGAGAATCGAATCGTTTATGAGGGGGTATAAACATGGAGCTAACTGTTCTTAATACAAATCTTGATGCTGTGTCCATCATAGACGTTTATGAGTCATTTATCTGGACTGATCGGTATTATGCGTGTGGTGACTTTGAGCTTTACACATCCATGACGGATACAATTCTCAAATACATCAGACAGGATTACTATGTGCAAAATCGGGATTCGGAGCACGTCATGATTATTGAGAAACTTCGTATCACTTCGGATGCTGAGGATGGAAACCACATCACCGTAACGGGAAGATCGTTGGAGTCTATTCTGGATAGACGCATCGTTTGGGGTCAAAAGACAATAAGCGGAAATCTTCAAAATGGAATACGGACTCTTCTTAATGAGAATGTTATATCTCCATCGGACAGTAGCAGAAAAATCAGTAATTTCATTTTTGAGGCATCTACGGACCCGGCAATTACATCCTTGAAAATTGATGCACAGTACACCGGGGACAATTTGTATGACGTCATTAGTAAAATTTGTAGTGAGCGTAGCATCGGGTTTAAAGTCACGTTAAATGACAACAAACAGTTCGTGTTCAAACTGTACGCCGGCGCAGATCGCTCATATGATCAGGAAATCAATCCGTATGTCATATTTTCTCCGAAATTCGAGAATATCATCAACAGCAACTATGTGGAATCCAAATCGGCTTTAAAAACTGTCACTTTAATTGGCGGCGAAGGTGAGGGTTCTGCGAGGAGATACACTACTGTCGGTGGTGGTAACGGTTTGAATCGCCGGGAACTTTTTACAGATGCAAGGGATATTTCCTCGGATGTTGGTAATGGCGTGACTTTGACAAATGCTGAATATATCGCTCAGTTGCAACAGCGGGGAAGAGAGAAATTGGCAGAGAATACGGATGTCACCTCGTTTGAGGGACAAGTTGAAACAACAGTGATGTTTAAATACGGAGAAGACTTTTTCAACGGAGATGTCGTTCAGATCGCCAACGAATATGGGCATGAAACAAAAGCACGAATTGTTGAAATTGTTATGTCCGAAGATGAAGAAGGAAGCTCTGTGTATCCTACATTTAAAACGATAGAACAGGAGGTGGCATGAAATGAGTGTAACATTTGGATTTTACAATTCTGTAAATGGCGATCGAAAATATGATGCAATCCAGATGTCAAGTATTTTCGACGGAATCATTCGAGATGGCGTATTTCAGCATTTAGGTACAGCAATGATGGTTAAAGAATCCGAAGGCATGATTGTAAATGTCGGTATAGGTCGAGCATGGTTCAATCACACGTGGACATTAAACGACGCGTTATTGCCTTTGGAAGTTCCGATATCCGAAGTGATTCTTAATCGAATAGATGCCGTGGTATTAGAGGTTGACGCTCGTGAAAATAGTCGAGCCAACTCTATTAAGATCGTAAAAGGTACTCCAGCAACCAATCCAAAGAATCCTGAGATGATAAAAGCAAATGACAGGTGGCAGTATCCGTTGGCTTATATTCAAGTGAATGCTGGAGTCACGTCCATCAGACAGGCAAATATCACAAACTGTGTTGGAACATCGGATTGTCCATTTGTTACCGGTCCTTTGGAGTTGATGTCCATAGATGCTCTTGTGGCTCAGTGGGGAGATCAGTGGAAAGAGTTTTATGAAAACCAGACGTCTGATATGGAGTCTACGAATGCTTTCTGGAAGCGTCAGTGGGAAGAGTGGTTTTACAACTATGTCAACAGCAATACCGCTGAGATGGCGGAATGGCGAAAGGACACAACAGATATTTTCTGGAAATGGTTCAATGATTTACAGGCTATTCTGGAAGGTGATGCCGCCGCAAATCTTGCAAATCAGTTACTCATGCTAAAAAAGAGAACGGAAATGCTTGAGCGATTTGAGGGTGATCTTGAAGCGGAGTTTGCCGTATATCATAAGCTCTATGACAATGGTTATGAAACCTTGAGTGATCTTCTTGATTCTTCAGACGGTACAATTGTAGATAGCAACTTAGAAGCTGTAATTGGACGCACGCATTCCAGTGATCTCATTCTGGATAGCAATGGTGATCCGATTTGTGGACGCGTTATATTTGTAACTAAATAAAGGAGGATACGGACATATGAAAATTACAGATTACGAAAAAGTCCAGAGTCTTGCTGCAAATCATATTTTCTTGATTGACGGCGATAGCGGAACGAAAGCGATTCTGGCATCTGATCTGGCAAAAGGATTGGAAAAACTCATGGGATTTGAAAATCTCAATTTAGAGTTGGATCTCTCTAAACTTACCCAGATCAATTCTCTGGCAGCGGGGAACAAACTGCTTGTAGGAACAACAGATGGCAATGTGGCTATCGCGGCGGAAGATGCACTTTTTGCTGTATTGGATGCGTTTGCTGCTCCGGAAATGCATAGCAGGGTATTCCGGGGTAAAAACCTTGGGACTTTCTTTACAGAAGAGCAGAAAGCCAATATCCAGAACGGAACTTTTAAAGGATTGTTTCTGGGGGATTACTGGGTGATCGGCGGGGTAAATTGGCGCATCTGGGATTTCGACTACTGGTATAATGCGGGCGATACGGCATTTACAAATCACCATGTTGTAATTATGCCGGACACCTGTCTGTACGAAGCAAAAATGAACGACACCAATATCACGACAGGAGGATATGTCGGTTCAAAAATGTATACCGCTAATCTTGCAAATGCCAAGACACAGGTGAATGCTGCTTTTGGCAGTGCTGTGCTGACGCATAGAGATCTGCTGGTTAATGCGGTAACTAACGGTTATCCTTCGGCTGGATCATGGTATGACTCCAGCGTGGAACTTCCGAACGAGATCATGATGTACGGCAGTTATGTTCATACTCCGGCTGGAGATGGATCAACGGTTCCGTATCGGTACACCATTAACAAGAAACAGTTGGCATTGGCAGCTATGGCTCCCAAATATGTCAACATTCGTGCACCTTACTGGTTGAGAGACGTCATTTCTTCGGCTGGTTTCGCTTATGTGTTCGACTATGGCACTGCGTACTCCTACTACGCTTCGGCCTCTATTGGAGTTCGTCCGGTCTTCCCGGTTGGTTAGAAAAATCTTGGGGCCTTGTGCCCCTCGGTTAAAACCGTACACAGGTGACAAGAGTTGGTGTTATAACAAAAAATTGAAAGGAAGGAATCAAAATGGAGGATCAGAAGACATATAAGATTACCCTTGCTGATGGAACGATTATCGATAATCTGACTCTGAATGGAAATAATTATATTTCTGCTGAGTTAATCGATGCTTCCATTTTTGAGGGAAACTGTTCCCCCATTGTTATTAACGATGGGGTGACGGATGAAGTCCATGAACACATGGAGCTTGTTCAGGTGACAACGGTAAACGGGGCATCATGGATTGTTTTGCGGGATATTTCCCAGAAGGAATTGAAAGAGGCAAAGCGTGATGCTGATATCGAATACCTCGCCATGATGTGTGATGTTGAACTGTAAGAGAAAGGAGGATCACCATGGAACATAGCAAGAATTACGAAAAGGTAAAAGGTTTCTACGGCGAAAGGCTGTGGAATATAACCCGCGTTCGTAATGCCGTAGTAAAAGGATGGATCACCGAAGAAGAGTTTGCGGAAATTACCGGGACGGAGTATGCATGAGTGTTCTGGTAAGCGACCGTAAGGAATCTAAATTCGAGGCGATTACATACTCGATCGAACTTCATGATATGCTTATAGACCTCATGCAGAGAAGTTTTGGGGTAAAAGATTTGGATCACTTTGTTAGAGTTCGTTACGCTTATGGAAAAGATGAGACTGAGGATTTTGCAAAATACAGATATCTTATGAGCAATTTCAAGACTCGTATTGACCAGTTGGCGTCACAAATGACGAATAATATCAGAGCTGCCAATTCGACCTATCCGACTTCGATGTCTGAATACGAACAGCGGAGAAGTTACCAAAACAACGCTATCATAAACTGTGAGCAGATTATCAAGGAACTACAAAGAGTTGTAGAAATCTTCGAGGTAGATATAAATACTTACGGGCGATATGTAAAAGCTATCGACCGAGAAATCGGATTGATAAAGAAGTGGCGTCAGCGAGACAACAAAATCAAATCATACCTACAGGGCAATGTCTAAAACGCGTCGTTTCTTCGGCTAATTTCGCTAATGTGAACAACAATGGCAATACGAACTACAACAACGCTTCGAACTCTAATGGAGTTCGTCCGGATTCTCTGCCTAACCAACGGAGAAGGAGACGTTGTCCTTTCCATCAAGGATAAATGACAAAGCTGGACGCAATTTACTACGGTAAGTATTGCTATCACGGTGAATAAATATGACGTATGAAGAGATTTTGTCTGACGCCAACAATTTGTATAGGGCTTACAAGGCTTCCGTGAAAGGTAGCAAATGGAAAGAAACAACTCAGAAGTTCATGATGAATTTTCTGCGCTATATCTTTTCTATACAAGATGATCTTCTTAATCGGACTCTTCAAAATGGTCCGACGGAAGAATTCTCGCTGTCTGAACGGGGCCGGGTAAGACCTATCACAAGTATTCGAATCAGAGACCGTATCGTTCGCCATGTATTATGTGATGATGTTCTGTTGCCAGAAGTAAAGAAACGGATTATTTATGACAATGGAGCTTCTATCAAGGGACGAGGTATTTCACATCAAAGAGATCGGTTTGAGGTACATCTTCGGAAATATTACAAGCTGCATGGTAACGAAGGATATATTCTGTTCGGAGACTTCTCAAAATTCTACGACAATATTATTCATGAGATTGCAAAGCGGGAGTTGTTAAAGCTGTTCGATGACGATGAGTTTATTGAATGGCTTTTGTCTCTTATATTTGACGGGTTTAAGATTGATGTTTCTTATATGACTGATGAGGAATATGCCAATTGTTTGACCGATACCTTCAACAAGCTGGAATATCGCAATATCCCAAAGGAAAAGCTGACCGGTGACAAATGGATGGAGAAGTCTGTCAACATTGGCGATCAACTATCACAAGTCATAGGGATTTATTATCCATATCGCATTGACAATTATGTTAAATACGTGAGGAGCCAGAAATTCTATGGAAGATACATGGATGATTGGTACATCATGAACCCGAGCAAGGAAGAGCTACTGGATTTGCTTGAGCATATTCGGATTATCGCTTCTGAATACGGCATTCACATCAACGAGAAAAAGACACGTATTGTGAAAATATCCAGTACATACAAATACCTGCAAGTAAAGTACACGCTTACCAAAGATGGGAAAATCATTAAACGCATAAATCCGGACAGAGTTACATCGATGCGCAGAAAGTTGAAGAAACTGGCTGTGAAAGTCAGAAATGGGGAAGTGCTATATGAAAATGTAGAGAATATGTTCCGCGGTTGGATGGGGAGTTTCTATAAACTATTATCCAGAAAGCAGCGAGAAAACCTTATTCGGCTTTATGAAGACCTATTCGACAAGACAGTAACAGTCGTAAACAAGAAGCTGGTTATATTTGATAGGTCGCCACAAAATATTATACAGGAGGTATGACATGGAACAATGGTTTCAAATATTACTAACTATATTTAGCTCAGTTCTTGCGTCTTCTGGGCTGTGGGCCTACATAACAAAGCGGCTTGAGAAAAAAGACGTAAAAACCGAAATGCTCATAGGGCTTGGGCATGACCGTATTATGTATTTGGGTATGGTCTACATAGAAAGGGGATACATCACTTCGGACGAGTATGAAAATCTCTACGAGTATCTCTACAAACCTTATGAGAAAATGGGCGGAAACGGCTCCGCAAAACGTGTGATGAATGAGGTAAACAAATTACCGATTCATAAATCAACCTATGAAATGGAGGAACAAAATCATGAGCATGAGTAACAAAACCTATGATGTACTGAAATGGATCGCGCAGTTTCTGCTTCCGGCGGCGGGTACTCTGTACTTTGCGCTGGCAGGGATCTGGGGGCTTCCCTATGGCGAGCAGGTAGTCGGCACCATTACGGCTATTGACACCTTCCTTGGGGTTCTCCTTGGTATCAGTTCTGCAAACTACAACAAGGCACAGTAAGGTCGTGCCGGTACAATTTGAATATGGTTATAATACCTCGCTGCCCATTGACAATCGGCGGCATTTTTTATTGTAAAGAGGTACGACCTGTGTCATAATATAGTCATATTCTTATTGCAGAAACAAAAGTGAAACGTAGTACCGGAGGGTGTAGAAAAGTCGTTTATTTCTTGATTATTCCTACACTCTCCCGGTAAACGTTCCGAAAACACTGGATTTTTTGTTTCTACCATATTTTTCTATGTTTTCAAGAGAAACTGTGATACAATAGCGAAAAGGGAGGGGAGAGGCTATTATGGAAACAGTTATGTTAGGAAGAAGCGGGCTGCAGGTCTGCAAGAACGGATTCGGAGCGCTGCCCATACAGAGAATCAGCAAAAAGGAAGCGGTTTACCTTTTACAGAAGGCGTTCGACAACGGATTTGATTATTTTGACACGGCGCGCTGGTATACGGACAGCGAGGAGAAGCTGGGAGAGGCGTTTGCCCGCGTAAGGGATAAAATTGTTATCAGCACCAAGACCGGCGCGGAGGATGCGGAGCAGTTCTGGAAGGATTTGGATACCAGCCTGACGCTGCTAAAAACAGACTATATTGATATTTATCAGTTTCATAATCCGGCATTCTGTCCCAGGCCGGGGGATGGAACAGGGCTGTATGAGGCAATGGAAAAAGCGGTGCGTCAGGGCAAAATCCGTCATATCGGTATCACAAACCACAGACTTTCGGTAGCAAAGGAGGCAGTTGTCTCGGGATTGTATGAAACGCTGCAGTTTCCGTTTTCTTATCTTGCCTCTGAGGAGGAAGTGAAGCTTGTGGAAGCGTGCTGGAAGGAAAACATGGGATTTATTGCTATGAAGGCATTGTCGGGCGGCTTGATTACGGATGCGGCGGCGGCTTACGCCTATCTCGCACAGTTTGACAATGTGGCTCCTATCTGGGGGATACAGCGGGAGAGCGAGCTGGACGCATTTATCTCCTGCCAGAAAAACCCGCCTACGATGACAGAGGAGATACTGCAAAAAATAGAGCAGGATAAAGCACAGCTTTCCGGGGACTTCTGCAGGGGATGCGGATATTGTATGCCATGTCCGGCGGGCATTGAAATCAACAACTGCGCGCGTATGAGCCTGCTTTTGCGCCGCGCTCCGCAGAAAGGCTATTTGAGCGCTGAGTGGCAGGAAAAAATGAAAAAAATAGAGAACTGCATACATTGTAATCAATGCAGGAAAAAGTGTCCCTACGGACTGGATACGCCGAAGCTGCTTGCGAAGAATTATGAAGATTATATAAGCTTTGCAGAGCGGGAGGATGTACAAAAGTAA